AAATAGCGTTTGACATTGGTGGAGTTTTAAGCAAGCATTCTCAGATTAGAGATTTATTTTCGGTATTAATTACAACAGTTAATTTGACTGAAATAAAAGTTTTTATCATTACAGATATGCCAATTGAAAAAGCAGAAGCAATGCTTAAACTTAATAATATCTGGCATGAGGGAATAGTTTTTAGTGCCGACTATACAACTCACGGCGAAAACTGTAAAAAGGTATTATGTGAAGAACTTGGAATTGATATATTAATAGATGATTCTATAAATTATCTTTCCAACGGAAATTTTGTTAGATTGTTAGTTATGCCGAATTCCAATTTACCATATTATTCCAATGACTGGAAAACAGATGGTAGCGAAGGAAATTTCGGACGGAAATAATGGTGTGGCAGAAATCTCCATACATTCAATGGCGACCCGTAAACTGGAGTGTGTTCTCCAGCGGTGATAAGTATGGGTGGCGTGATTGAAAATTTTAAGCAGAGATGGCTGAGTGGTCGAAAGCAAGAGTCTGCAAAACTCTAATGTGAAAACATCATCATTGGTTCAACTCCAATTCTTTGCTCCACTTTAAAGTTCCTATAGAATAACGGTTAATTCAGTAGACTTTCAATCTATTTATCCGAGTTCAATTCTCGGTAGGAACACCATTTAACCTAGTGGCGAAATGTAAAGCCGCTATTAGTAGGTGAAACGACACCATACCAGATGTCCACCATATAGGTTCAAATCCTATTATAACCACCAATTTTAATATAAAAATCTAACATCCTTGATTTTAAATTCAAGAGTTATAATATTAACATCTGCATTATTAGACCAATCATAAGATGATAATTTTATAGATTTAATAGTGGCATTGTATATATCCCACTCTTCAACGTTATCTCCGAATGGTCCTAAAATTGCTATGTTTATATTAAACTTTTTATTTTGTATATCATATGCAATTTGAGTGGCTGATGGCACAATTGGATTATATAATTTAAGAATTAGAGGTTCATACTTTTTGCCACCATACCAATTATAGGAAAAGCTAGGAATTGAAGTCGATTTTATCAAAAATGTAGGTATTAATGTCTCATTCGTTTTTGAATCGGTTGCTTTTACCACGAATCGATGGTCAACTTTCGGCTCGAACATAGCTTTCGGCTCGAACATAGTATAAAATTCGGGATTGCTTAATAGTTTAGTTTTTGGTGCAGTAACAATATTAGTTGAAGATGTGGGAGTTTTATTCATATACTTATAACTATATAGTAAAGTAACATATCTGTAAAATAAAGTAGTCTATTATTGGGCTTGGCTTAATGTGCATAATGCTTGCATGAATTAGTAGATGAGGATAACCTACGGAGTTGAGGATTGGCTGCGATAATATCAAGGTGCTTCAATTAAACTTTACAGTAGCGGGTGATATAATATTTTATAGATTAAAATGTCATAGTATAACTTGACATTTAATAGGAAATGTCATAGTATGGTATGACAAAAATTTAATGCGCCTGTAATCGAATGGCATAGATATCAGCTTTAAACCCTGACGTGGAGAAATCCCAACTGCTGGTTCAAGTCCAGCTAGGCGCACCATTTAATGCATCTGTAGGAAAATTGGAAAATCCGCTTCGTTTAGACCGAAGAGTAGCGAAAGCTCAATTACTGGTTCGAGTCCAGTCAGATGCACCATCCCGTCTCATAGCCCAAGAGTAGAGGCAATACTCCCAAAAAGTATTCAGTGAGGTTTCAACCACCTCTGAGACGACCCGTTAAATATTTCTTGACTTTAATCTAATAGTGTGATATTATAAAGTCATAATTACCTAATGTAGCTCAAAGGCAGAGCGTTCTCTTTATAAGGGAGGGGTTGAGATTTCGAAATTCTCCATTAGGACCAGTAGTTTTTCAAATTCGGGATTTACAAATTTAGGATTATATCCGCCCATATCTTTAATAATATAATTTTTAAATCCACAATTTTCAATCTCTGATAATTGTAGTTTGTTTTTAGATTGGGTCTTATGTAATAATTTCAGTCCATATTCAGATTTTAATACGTTTGTATAATGCCATGCGCCATTCCAGTGAATTGCTAATTTCAACGATGGTATAACTATATCTGCGTCATATCCATTAAACATTCGGCGATTGTGGACTGCATCCGGAAACTTGCGGTATATTAATTCAAATAATAATCTTTCATTTTTGCTTCTACTTCGAATTTGAAAAGGCATCGTTGCTGCTTTTAAGCCTCCCAATCGTCCAATTGACGGACGCAATTTCAGATAGCAAGTTCTAGAACACGTCTTAGCAATATAATTTCGCTCAAAATTTACATCGCACATAATACATTTATTCTTATATATTTTTTCTCGTGTAACCGGATTTCTAATCCCCAATTCAATCTCAATACTAAATAATTTAAGGTTTCTATTTTTTAATGTCTGGCTAGTTTTTTTACAGGAATTTATAGTGCGTCTATATCCATTTTCTTATACTATTATTATAGTGTGCCGCACATTTACTATTGCAAAATACGTGGTTTACATTTCTTAATTCTGATGGCATACGAGATACACCAACACCGCACCATTTACAATTAAATATATTCGTGTTAATACGAGATAATCGATGACATGTGGAACTACAATATATTCCCTTACAATTTTTTCCAATAATAAATTCTTTATGGCAATGTTTACAAATTGATTGTTTATTCATATACAATTCTTTCTCTTATAATAACGTTCCAATGCCTCTTTTTTTAATTTCTCGACATTTTTCCAATAATATTTCATCTGCCGTTCTTTGCGAGCGTTTATTTTTTCTTCTGGTGTTTTATATTTTAAGGTTCTTCCCATAATAATATTTCCTTTCGTATATACATATCATTGAGTAGAGAAAAAACACAGAAAAAGTAGAGAAATATTTATACCTTGACTTTTTCTATGTATGTGATATAATTTGAAATATGAAAATATTAACGGAAGGTGATGAAATATCATTTATGTATAATGGAAGAAAATATGCCAATAATATGGGAAAATATTATTATTTGGGAACATAATCAAATGGCATGATACAAGTATCTGAAAATAAAAGTTTTGAAACTATGGGATTCGCTCAAAATTGGGTAATTAAATCTGATGACATTATATATGGAAACTAATATTAAACCATTCTGGCAATGGAAAGCTGATATTCTTGAAGAAGATTATCAAAAATATAATTGCAGATATTATAGATGGACTAAGGATGGATTCTACTCTAAATATGGTGGATATGTTCAAAAAATGAGAGGTAAAAATAAAATTATGAAACCAAAATTCAATGAAAAAGCCGATAAATATCTTAAAGATTTATATGATAGTGTGGGAGCAATTACTCCCGAACAAAAATACAATACCTTATTTATGAAGCTGGGTCTTCATCTTAATGGAACAGTAACTAATTTTTATGCTGGTTATTCGGAACCAACTTGGGAACAAAAACGTGGATGTTTAGAATATGATATATTGGAACGTGAAGGATTGATTGAAATGGTATATTGTTAATATGAATAACAAAACGAAGAGACGTAATACAAAAAATAAATCTCAACATTACTTTGCTCAATCATTAAGAACCGCTAAAAACAAACAACGAAGAAAAATAAAATCGGAACAATTAAAAAATAATTTATGATTTGCTTTCAATGTGATAATGAAACGGAGTTTGAAGTTCAAGAAATTGAAGTTGAACAATTATTTCACGGTGAAACTATTAAAGTAAAATCACCAGTTACTATATGTAAATGCCGTGGATTTCAATCATTAGATATCGGACAAACTAATGAATTGTTAAAGAGAGTTAGAAACTATAGCAACTGTAAAACTGAAGAATTATATGATGCCGACCCAATGTGTAGACATTTTGTAATTGGTGCTTCGGGCGGTGGAATTAAATGTGTAAAGTGTAATGGTTGGTTTTGTTATTGATATTATGAGATATACAGACAAACAAAGATTGAGATGGCTTAACACCTTTATTTTCAAAGACCATAATGATTTAGATTGTAAATATTGTAGGGATAATTTTACGAGTATAACTAAAATGATTGATTATTTTATAGACCAATCAAAAAAGAAACATCCCTGTGATTGTTATCTTTACCGAAATTGTGTATGTGACAAATGTCAAGGAGTTGAAGGTAAAATTTTAAAAGATAACCCATGAATGCTAAAGAACAACGACTTAAGCACGAGTTAAACTATATCAAATTTCTAGAAACTAGGCTTAATAGCAGCAATTATAAAAAGAATGTTTCGGAAGAAGAGTATAAAAAGACTGAAGCAAAGCTGAAAAAAGCCAAGCTAGTATTGAAAATACTAAAGTAACTTGACATTTTATCAATTTAATATATACTTCTCATAAATGAATGTATATGTGTCTAAAGAAATAATTGACCGCTACCCAACGTATGAATTCTTGGGTAAACCTTTTAATTTAAAAAATGGAAATGTATATATTCGGGCATTACATAAAATTTTAAACAAAACAATGTATTATTCCTTTTCGGAAGATTTTTTCTGGATGGATAAAGAAGATATACTATCATGAACACATATTATCATTCAGAACACACAATAACACTAACGCCAAAAGACGTTGACGTAGTAGTAAAAGCATTGGCTAATAAATTTTTTCCTCATATGGATGATGACCACGGAATTGCTTGTGTTGAAGACCTATTAATTATAGACCAAAATAAAAAAGATAGTCTTAAAAAAATAAAGAAATCAAAAAAGATTTCTACTAAGAAAAGTATTAAGAAGTCTATTACTAAGTTAGTTAAGAATTTAAATAAGAAATAATATGAATACATATGAAGATATACAATCTATAGTAGATAACGAGATGTATGATAAAGTATGTGAAATTCTGAAAAATACTGATTGGTCAAAATTACAAGAAAATAATTTACCAGATAGAGAAAATGATGGATTTATTAGTCAGTGTAAATGTCATGCTAAACATCCTGAAGATTGTCCTTTTCATGGATATTTTATGAAATAATTTTTAATGCGCTTGTGGTGAAATTGGATATCACAATTGGCTTCGGACCATTTATTTCCCGTTCAAGTCGGGACAGGCGCACCAATTTTAAAATTTACCAATACGTATTGGTAATACATAAGGTTAAATCGTAATTAACGTTATGGAATGAGATAGACAGAAATACAAAGTATTTAGTTGATAAATGGTCTAAATGCGGTCTATTAGAGAGTAGCTCTGCGGATATTAAACTTGTGTTTTATTGGAAAGTATTCCGTATATGGCACTAGAAGGATGGGAAGCACTCCATCATAAAGATGGAACAGTTACACCAATCAACGATTCAAATAGAGATGAAATTATAAACAATAGTAAAGTTATATAGTATGTTAACCATCAAACAAGCATTAGAAATGGAATTAGACGAAGATTTAAAGTCTGAAATTAGCCAATATCCATTAGACTCTGCATTGGGTCTTACACAAGAAAATAAATTATATATTATTCTTCGCACGAGCGAAAATGAAATATGGTTTAGAAAAAATGAAATATATGACCAGGTATATTTCGATAGCAATGTAGAACTTACCGATGAGGAAATGGAAATAATTTCCGGTGATTTTCCGGAATGGACTCTGTGTTGTGGATTGGAACGTGGAAAATTGCCGGATAATACTATACCTATAAAATAAATTATGCCAATAATACTACCCCTACCTAAAGATAGAACGTTGTTATTTAATAAAGAAGTAGACCAAACTTCCATCGGAGAATTGTCAAAATCTATCTTAGAAATAAATGTTGATGATGTTTATATAACTCAATTATATAAATTACACGGACTGGTATATGCGCCCGAACCAATTAATATTTATATTGATAGTTATGGTGGCACAGTATATCAATGTTTTGGATTGTTAGGTATAATTGAAAATTCGAAAACTCCAATCCATACAATTACTACTGGATGTGCCATGAGTTGCGGGTTTATGATTTCAATATCTGGCCATGAAAGATATGCCTATAACAAATCTACATTTTGTCATCATCAATTATCGGGCGGGACGGAAGGAACTTTAAAAGAAATAAGTGATAATTTTGATGAAAATGACCGGCTCCAAAAAATTATTGAAAAACATGTAATGGCACACACCAAGATTACCAAGAAACAATTACATAAAAATTACTTGGAAAAGACCGATTGGTATTTCGACGTTAAAGAAGCATTAAAATTAGGAGTTGTCGATAAGATTATATGAATAACATCAAACAACAATATGTATTGGGATTTATGTTCGATGAAGATAAATCTAGAGTTGCACTAATAACAAAGACTAAACCTGATTGGCAAGCCGGTCTAAAAAATGGGATAGGCGGAAAAATTAACGATGGAGAATTGGCGTATCAGGCAATGGTTCGTGAATTCAAAGAAGAAACTGGCGTTGAAGTCTTGTATGGTTGGAAATTTTATTGTCAATTATATAGTGATAAATTTGATGTGATGGTGTATGCCAATACAGGAGATTTAACCCAATTACAAACTACCACGGATGAGGTTGTAAGTGTTCTCGATATTAAAGATATACATCGCCGGAAGAAAGAATTAATCACTAATTTACCATGGCTGATTGAAATGGCACTTGACAAATTGAATAATAACGAGTTTAATATGGGAGTTGTTAATTATCATATGATGTGGTAATGGCGGAATTTCCTAAATTCTCAGCGCATAATTGGAAATGAAAATGTGGGTTCAAATCCCATTCACATCACCACTATGAAATGTAAATATTGTAAAATAGAAATGATAAAAGGAAAGGCACTGGATTTTAAAGACCCATATATTAAGTCTGAATATACTTGCTATGATAAAGGAAATCTGATATCATGTTTGAAATGTCCCGAATGTGGATATTCCGAAACTATTTATGAGAACTTGGATACAACAACCAGATAACAAAAAAACATGTGGTCAAATTGCAGTTGCTGTAATAGCTAATATTACAGTTGAGGAAGCAATTAAAATAGTTGGTAAAAAAGGATGCACATCAACTAAAGACTTGGCAAATGCTTTAAGGAAATTGGGATATAATTGCGGTAATAGGTGTAAACCATTTAAAAAATTACCATTTCCTAAATTGGCAATAGCACAATTAAAATCACCAACTAGAAAATCTGGATGGCATTGGATAGTCATTAGTGATGGATATATCTATGATGGAATTCACGGAACAGAGGACGGAAAAGTAAGATGGGATGATGGTTCTAAAATAACATCAATATTAGAAATATATGAAAAATAACATGTCGCAAATTAAAATGATGTTTCCAGAACAATTCACATTTAGATGGAAATCTAGATGTTTTATAGCACGGAATATTCCACATAAAACTAAATCGGGAAGTCATTGGTGTTTACCAATTTGGTTTATAAGTATTTTTGGTGGTCACGGTGATACTGGAAATGGATATTGTTGGTATCCTTCAATTTTTAAAAAGTATTTATGAAAAATATTACTAAAGATGAATATTACGAATGGATAACATCATCTAGATGGGTTTCGAATGGTGAGATGTTTACTAGTTGTTGTGGACCTCATTCATTTTCCGATATTATATCTAAGGATGGAATATTATATTCATTGTCTCATGGATGGGACGTAGAAAAAGAAACAGACCCAAATTCTACATATACATGTAAAAATGTCTATTGGTGGGGAATTAAAACACTGCAAATGGATGATGGACAGTTAGGAGATGGAATTTAAAAAGATATTTATAGTTAATGGAAGATAGGTCACATGGCGTGAAATGAGTCTCGAAAACTCTCCTGTCGTAAAAGGCAATCGTTCGATTCGATTATCTTCCTCAGTTATTTTAAGGTGAGATGGTAGAGCGGATTATTGTTCTGAAGTTGATTATTTTTCTATTTAATCAAGTTATTCGTATATTTATAAGTATATGAATAATAGACAATGTGATTATGGATGTGGTAAACAGGCAACTACACAGTTTAAAAATGGAAAGTTTTGTTGTAGCAATGCTACAAGTAAATGTGCCTCGCAAAAAGAATTGAACTCAAAGTTAAAAAATGGTAAGTTCGCCGGAATTCAATATTGGAAGACTGTAGATTACAACCCGCTAACTCCATGGAATAAGGGGAAGCATTTATCGGACGAATGTAAAAAGAAAATTTCGGATAGTCATAGAGGAAAATATGTAAAACTGTCACCAGAAAAAGAACAAGCAAGGCGCAAGAAAATATCGGAAAGTATGAGAAAAAATCCTGCATGTGGCGGTTTGCGAGAGGGGTCTGGGAGAGGAAGAAAAATGTGGTATACGAGTAAAATTGCAGGTAGAGTTTATTTACGTAGCACATATGAAATGGAATATGCTAAATGGCTAGATAACAATAACATAGTGTGGAAGCAAAATCTAATTAAATTTCCATATACATATGACGGAAAAATACATTACTATTATCCCGACTTTTATTTACCAGATACTAATGAGTATGTAGAAGTTAAGGGATTTAAAACTGAAAAAGATATAGCAAAATGGAAAGAATTTCCCTATAAATTGACAATCTTAATGCGGAGCGATTTAAAATTGTTGGGATGTAATATTATTTAATTTATGGATAGTTAACCGGACGGGCGAGCCGGAACCGACTTGAAATCGGATTGTGCCTTCACTGAGCATAGGAATCGTGTTCTTAGCTATCCGCCATATCATGGAAAGTAAACCAGTCGGGGTGCTGGAACTGATTGCTAATCAGATTGTGCCTTAAATGTGCATCGAAATCGTGCTTTGTGCTTTCCGCCAGTAAAATCTTCTTGACCGCTCTACAAAAATATGTTACACTTCTCAACATGAATAAAGAAATTCCAACAATTGAAATTAGAGGATATTGTGGAGCCGGAAAATCCTCACTGGCATATCTAATAAAACTTGCTCTACAAGAACATGGCATCCATACTGATATTAAAGAATATAGCGGAGATTTTTTAGAAACTTACGATGAAAAATATATAATCGATAATTGGCCTAAATCCTTAGAACACTTTAAAGGTAAAACCATTCAAATTAAAACTCACCAGCTTAAACGAGACTCTTTGGAAGGTAAACCTTCAATTCCATTTGACGAAATTGAATTTACTGAAACTCCTACCAACATTGTAAAAGAAGCAATTGAGGAATATAACAAAACTCAATCGGAAATTCCAAGGCAGGAATATCCCGACGATTTCATAGGATTTAAACCTTGACATTTTAACATTAACTGATATAATACATTATGAGTAAATTAAGAAAATTATCCCGCAAATTAAAATTAAACTACGTCTCCTCGGCAATTCAAGTTCATGACAAGCGGCGTGAACTGGCATTTGACATGATTAGAGAACGAGTTTCAACTGATAAAGAATTTGCCGCTGACGTATTACATGCTGCTGGTGATACTATTCCAAAAGACATTAGAGAGATTGCAGAAAAAACTATTTCAGCTATAAGAACTGTTAGTTTAACTTCTGAAGAAGAACTTAAATGTAACGATGACTTAGAGACGGATTTATTGATAAAGTGAATTCCACAAGTCTTCCTGAAGATATAAAATCACACGTTCGGAATGTGATATCGACCAAACATAAAATGTATATTAATAATTTATGACAAAAAGAGAAAAATTAAAAGAAATAACAAGTCGCCTCAAAGAAATAAACGTCGAGATTGATACTGATATGATTTCATGTCTAGTCATATCAAAATATTGTGCCGACTTCATGAAAAAGAATATAATTGAGGGAGAACTTATAGTATCTGAAAATGGATTAAAGGTTGTTAGTTTGTGTGAGGAGTTTGATTGGAAGCCAACTAATAAAGAAATAAAAGAGTATGTTGATGGGTTGGTTTCAACCGAAGATAACGAGAAATTGATTGAGATGTTGATAGAATATCGGGATGATTCGGTTGGTTTCATGGAAAAAGTCGATGCTTCTTCAAAGTAATTATATATGTATATATGAATGAAATGGACATCCATACTAAGAAGTAGCGAAGGCGGAAAAATTTCGGCAGTTCGAGTTGCATTCTTATTGTGGATGGTCACGATGTGCTTAGTATGGGGAATTTTATCATTTAAAAGTGATAAAATGATGGATATACCACAGACGGTAGTTAGTATTACAATGGCAATGGGCGCAACTAAAGTAACTCATAGAATAGCCGAAAGTAATATGGACAAAATAATCGACGCTCTAACTGAAATAGTAAAGAGAAGACTGATTAAACATCCGCCTACAACTTCAAAAACTCCAAGGAAAAAATAACTGCTTGACTTCTTCCAATCTTATGATATCATTATCGGTATTATGATATATTGGTTTATTGGTCAAGCTGGCGTGGGTAAAACCACACTCTCAAAAAAGTTCAAGTCTTTCAATGATAAGACTCACTATACTATATATTTCGATGGCGACGACCTCCGGAAAATGTTTAAGAATTCCTACGAGCCGTCGACATTTACAAAAGAATATAGAATTGAACAAACTAAATGTCTCCAAAATTTAATAAAATACATCCACGCACAATGTTATGACGTTGTTATATCAACCGTAAATCCATATCGAGAAGTGCGGGAACAATTCAAAAAAGAAATGGGTGATGATATCGTTGAAATATATATCCATAAAGTTAAAAGTATCAGGGAACATTTTGCGGTTGCGGATTATGAAGTTCCACTTGAAGACTTCATTGATATTGATACAACTGATATGACCGAGGAAATGTCATTCTCGGAATTATTGAATGAATTAAATAATTGTGGAGCGTTTGAATAACCTGTATGAATCCTAAATGTCCGATACATATACATAACACATTATGATAAATAATAACCCAACCATAGGATTGTATCCAGTGACTTTCTCTCCATTCCATATCGGACATTTATCAATCGTCAAACAAGCAGTCGAAATCTTTGATAAGGTGATTGTAGCCAAGGGCATCAATCCCGATAAATTGAATAAGCTTCCCGAAGACAAGTATCCGTTGCCGACTTCGGCATTGAACGTATTGAATGTTGAGACCCGGTTGTATGACACGCTTTTAACAGATTTCATCGTGGAATTGGAAAATGAGCATTTCAACGTAGTGTTGGTTCGTGGGCTTCGTAACGGTGCGGATTTGGAATACGAACAGAACCTCATTGCCTTTTTGCGGAGAATGAAACCCAACTTAAAAGTCACGGCATTCTATTGTGAACCGATGTTCCGCCATATCAGTTCAAGTGCATTGCGTGGAATTAAACAGTTTTCCACCGAAGAATATAAGAAATATATAGTCGAATAAACTGTGGTTTATATATTTCAGATTATAGTTATAAGTTAGAATGTGCAATTAAGCACATAGGAAAAAATAACAAAAATATGACAACCTTAATTATAATCGCCGTAGTTGCAGCCGCTGCATTTGTAGGTGGAATTTTAGTTGGCAAAGCAAATGCTAAGGCAGTTGCCGCCGCCGTCAAAACCACTAATGTAGTAGTTGCGGATGCTACCAAGGCAGTTGCGGACGTAAAAGCAGCAACGAAATAACTCAACTTTGGCTATTGGAAGTTTAAAATAGCCATATGGTAGGGTGGCAGAGTCTGGTTTATTGCACTTTCTTGGAAAGAAAGAGTGGGAAATCCACCACAGGTTCGAACCCTGTTCCTACCTCAGATTTCGGTTAATTATCTGTATGATAATATCCAACATACGCTCTAAAAGTTATTGACAAATCTTAAAAGATATGTTATAGTAATTAAAATGAAAGAATACAATAAATCATTATACACTCCATGTGAATGTTCATCTCATATGTTGCAGACTGAAAGATATTATATTAATAAAGAAGATAATGGATTTAATATATCTGCGTGGCATTATGGACATAATGGAAATATTAGACGATGGAAAGAGAGAATTAGATGGTGTTGGAGAATATTGAAAACCGGAAATCCATGGGCAGATAGTATAGTTTTAACCGACGACCGTGCATCGGAACTATCAAATTTTATAAAAACCGAACTAAATAAAAAACACAATGAAAAAAAATAACCCAGAGACCACTCACATTAAAAAATCAGAGCCAATGTTCGAACCCACATTGAAAACCGCAATTGAAACTGCCTCAGCAATTTCATTCAAATCTCCGAGGTATGTCGTAACCAGAGATGGTTATCGGGTATCTGACAGGGAATATTCTTCCAATATAGATGAAAATGCAATCTACGAATTAGAATTTTGGTATAAGATAGCCAATATTCATTCATATGGAGAAAAAGTTGAAATTGTTCAATACGACCCAAAAAGACATCGAGTTTGGTAACAATTAGGTTACATCAAAATTAAAACCGGAATTAATTTCCGGTTTTTTTGTTTTTAAGATTTGTTGATTATATTTATGAATGTATGCCAAAAAAGAAACTGGTAGACGAGCATGAAACTTATATATTACCCGCCATCAATGATGAGATGGAAAGCTTCATTGGGAAATTTAAGATTGATATGATGTATCATATAGTCGATTCTATAGAGTATGCTATAGAACATAAACTAAACATGATAGAGTTATTCAGCTTTAAAAAGTCAGACTTCGTAATTACCTTATCCGAAAAAGAATTTGATAATAATTTATCACATATAAAAGAATATTATCAAAAATTGCAATTATTTGAATTATGCCCACGCATAGAAGAGTTACAAAAACTTTTAAAAAATAAAATATGAGTAAAAAAAATAAAAACCATAAAAATAAACACGATAAACAATTAAACTCTCAAACTACAGAATACATAAAAGATACGAGTCCAGTAGTTCCTCAACGTGGGAAATTAAAATCCGAGATACACGTTTACAATCGCTCAGATTTAACCGAAAATCAAAAGAGATTTCTAAAATTAGCAAATGATAAGGAGGTTAAAGTTATATTTATATCAGGCCCGGCAGGAACTAGTAAAACGTTTTTATCGGTATTAGCCTCCCTACAATTACTAAATGATAAAAAAGTAAGCGACTTAATATACTTAAGAAGTGTAGTCGAAAGTTCATCCACTAAGATAGGCCATCTTCCTGGAACTATTGAGGAGAAGGTTTCGGTATATTTACAACCACTAATGGATAAACTTGAGGAGATATTATCAAAATCCGATAGAGAGATACTGCTAAAAGAGCAGAGAATATGGGGCATGCCATTAAATTTTTTACGAGGAGTTAACTGGGCAGTTAAGGCTATTATATGCGACGAAAGCCAAAATATGACTTATAAAGAAATATTAACTCTTATTACTCGTGTATCAGAACATAGTAAATTATTCATTTTGGGAGACCCAAACCAAAGCGACATCAATGGAAATAGTGGATTTGTGAAAATGATGGATATTTTTGACGATGAAGAGTCTAGAAAAAATGGAATTTTTACGTTTAAATTTGACACTAATGATATTGTAAGAAGTGGATTGTGTCGGTATATAATTGAAAAAATCGATAGAGATATC